AAGAACTCATAGACACTGTGAGTAAGATTGAAGAATGGTGATTTACCTGAAACAAATAACATTTTAGGAAAGCAAAGAAATGTGGTAAGATAAGAAATTAGGATACTCTTTTTCTACCCATCGTGATAACTTATCATTTTGTGATTTAATCCCCTTTTGTGTTTTTGGTCTTGTGGGCATATCTTTTAAGAACGATAATCGTCCCTCATCTGTTGTTACCTCAATCTGATAAGTTGCAGTCGTTGTTTTCATTCTTCTACAGTAATAGATTCAATCACAAAGTTAGGATTGTTACGGTTACATGTTGCAATCGCATCCTCTTTTGTAGCAGTGATGTAACCTAATTGATCGTTCATTATCCAACCATTAGCACGATGAAATTGACCATGAAGAATGAACTTAAATTCTTGCATTAGTTGAAAGGAAAGAATGAAGAACAAGTGGAAGATGTTGTATAGGGAATCTCTTCTTCCCCACCAAACATTTCATAGTAAAGTTCACTGAAGATTGCAAAATCATCAGGGGTTTGGTCGTTCCAAACTTTGAGAATCTCAGAATAAGTGTTCATTCTCCGAAGAAGGCAAAGTGTGCATCAACAACGAAATCAATCACTTCGTCAGTTGCATTAACTTCGTGACGATCGCAGAACCAATCAACTGCCATATCAGCAGATGCCATGGTGTCAAACATGAAATCCTGAAGGTCGGTCAGGGATTGAGTTGAGAAGAGGTTTGTTTTGTTCATGATGGTATCATTGCGCGGATTCGGGAGAATCTCAACCCCTGTTGTGCCACCTTGCCAAGTGGTTTTTAGACTTCACTTTCCTCCAACAAATGCGGATAATACTCTTCAACTTCCGCAATCAATTCATCGACCGAATACTTATCATAACTCTCACTCATGTTATCATAAAGAATTGCCATCATTGTTTTGATGTCCATGTCATCCAAGATCTGGTTAATCATGTTGTCTTGGAGTGCATCACGGTCGATGATTTGATCGTTGGTTTCAGTCATTTTTGTGTGAAGATAATGTTTGATTGAAGACATTTAGCAAGCACAACCCATTGCGGAATTGAACAACTGAGGAATCATAGATTCGTCGGTTACTTGATAACCATAACCATGAGTACGAGAATCAAACTCATACTGAAAATCTTTTTTGTTGATGTAACGCTTGGATTGAGTTTTGCCCATGAAAGTAACAACTTTGAGCATCAGACGATTGTGAATCTCACCCGTTGCAAATTTCACGGGGTAGAAGTCAACAACCATGTTACCATCTTTGGAAGTGAGTTGCATTGGTTGAAATCCTTTGACTCTTATAGAATACACGATTTTGACGACCACACAAGTAGTTGTGTGCCACCTCTACAACTGGTTCTTTCTTTACATTAACCTCCGATAATTGGATTGACGCCGATGATCTTTGCTGTAGGATTACGGGCAGTTGCTGTTTGCCTTGCATCCTGATAGTTTGCTGCCTGTACTTCTTCGGTGAAAACTTTGCCACCGACATACATTTTGACTTCAAATTTCATGATTACCAGATGTTAGTCCAACGAGTGTGATTTGCTTTGCTAATTCTACCTTCTTTCAGCATATTGTCGCATACTCTACAAAAAACTTCAAACTTTTGTTCTCGGGTTAGTATATTCCCGTTTGCACAACTTTTCATCACGTTGAGCATTTGTCTCTTGGATTTGATCATAACGAATGACGGTAAGTTTGTCTAGTTGTTGTTGCAGATTGGGAAAAAGATCGTTCATCAGAGATACAGGAACGAACCGTAAGCATCACAAATGTGAGGATTATCTGCCAACTGAGTGATCAGATAACGAACACCTTTTGCGGGTGCTTTGTATGATGCTGGTTTGTAACATTCACCAGAGTTCTTGTCAACGAACATCCAACAAGAATTGCCATTGAGTCTCTCACCTCCACTGACAAGATAAGACCAAACTTTGATATATTTGCGACCAACTTCATACTCAAGTTGAGTATAAACAGAACGACCAGATTCAATAGAATCAACCTTCCACTGATTGTTAAGAACTTCGATCAAACATTCAGTGAGATATTCTGCCTTAAGATGAGGAGCACAGAAAGTCATGATGTTGCGAATGTGAGTGGGGTTTGAGTAAACTGCTGTCATGGTGTGTTCCCTTGACTCTCTTAATATACACGGAATTGATGCCCGTGGGGAGAATAGTGGACACTTTGATCAACTGGCACAACGGTATTTCAAATTGTTAAAGTTTGCGTGAGAGAATTGCTCGCGGTTGACAAGTTTGAACATACCATAATCATTGGTGCGAACATAACCCTCACCACCACATTGTTGGTTGCCAATGTATGCTTTAGGACCATTATTACGGCAGAGATAAAGCATATCCTCCTTGATAGATTTGATGAGGAACCAGTAACTAATCAAACGCGAGTTGTTGAAAGAATCGGGGTCAACTTCACGACCTTCACGGATACAACGATTCAGGTCAATCTTGATCTTTTCTGCTTCAAATGGTTCTGCAAATGTTACCAACTGGGACATTTGACGTGCGAAACCAACAATTTCCTCAAAATCTTCATCAATCTGCCATGCATCAGGTTTCACGAATTTACAAGACTCAGTATCTTCAAACTCATAAGAATCTTCAATAACATAAGCATCTTTCAATTCACGAGTATCAGTTGCATAGAATGTATGAGGTGCAACAATGATATTTTGTTCTACAATTTCATCGAAAACATATGTCAACGTGTTAGGTGTAAAAGTATCATCGCCACCAAAAGCAATAAAATCACACTGTGCAATACCGGGGAAAGAAGGGAGGCAATCAAAACAATGATGCAGAATTTCAGCAACTGCCCCAGTGTGATTTTTTTCAATTTCTTGATGATTTTCATTGATTTTGATTTTGACTTTGTTGAAGACAGATTTAGTACCGACAAAGAAATTGCCAGTTGCAGGATTTGTGCCCCATACGATTGCAGGAGAACCGTCAATCTTCACGGAAAGTTCACTCTCTGCGAGGAACCAATCAAGGACAGAAAGATCACCCGTCAGAATGGAATCTTCGGGGTGTTGGAGATGAGTGTTTTTCATGTTCTTAATATGGCACAGAATGGGACAGAAATCAACCGATAGTGGACACTTTGACCAACTGGCACATCATTTGATGATGCCTACTGCACACAGAGTTTCAAACAAGTTTTGTTTGGTGAATTTGTTAAGTTTTTTCTGAGAGATTGTGTGCTTATATGAACCAACAACTTCTTTGCTCATGTTAGTTGTCATCGTCTCGCACAGATACTCATGCGATGCAATTTCATAGAAGAAATCTTCAGGTCCAACACCAAACAGGAAAGCAAAATCATAATCAACGTCTTTACGAAGTCCATTGAATTGATGGGAACCATTAACATCTTCGGTTGCAGTCTTCACCTCAATCTTATATTCACGTCCATCAGGCAGAGTGACGAGAATATCAAATTCTCCCTTGCCTTTGTTAATAACGCGACAATCAACACCTTCACCATAAACTGCACTCAGAATGAGATACAAAGAGGTACAAACTGTGCTCTCTCCAGCATCACCTTGAGGAGTCTTACTTGCATATTTCCAAATATAGTTTTTCTTGCCTGCCCACTTATTCTTTTCTGCCTCACGTTCTGCCAGTCGATCAGTATTTTCTTCGAGCACATCTTCCAAGTTGATGTCTTCAAGGTTGATGGCAGTGATCATAGTCGTTCCGTTTGGTATACAAGTAGAATACGCGAACAGAGAGATGATGTCAACCCTTTTTTAATGAATGTACCTTATCAATGGAAGTTTCTTTGAAAAGATCTACTAATGCTTGTTCTTCTTCTGTTAGATGTACCTTACTGATGCCCATTGGTAAGTATCGAAACAACTTAGAATCGTTGTGATTGTAGTCTTTCATCACGGTCAACATCAGTTGAGCAATAGGTGATCGAAGATCATCAATATACTCATCCATGTTTTCATCTTCCATTGCAATTACAGTGTGTTTAGGTGATGCTCCATATTCTCCATTTTCATCTTTGATGAAATATTTGATATGATTAGGTATCTCAAAGGAATTAAACATCACTTCATTGATGAGTAACTTTCTCAGACCAAATCTATCGTAGACACCAACATTATTTTTCTTTTTGTTGACACTTGCTTTTATTTTGTCAGGGTACTTTGTAGAGCAAATGATAGGTTCTCCCTTCAATCCATCAACATATGGATATTCATATTCAAGGGGATCTTTGCTACTATGTTTAGCATAACTGTCCACACCATTCCATCCTTTGTATGCAGTCAAAGTGTTCTTAATTTGCATCACTTTGTTGTAGATGGATTTGCTTACATCACCCAGAAATAATGGGATCTCATTGAACTCATTGTAGAATGTGTTGGTTTCATACATTTTACCATTCCACAGGCGTTTTAATTGTATGTCTCCATGCTGTGACCCCTTTGCTGCAATGAAAATGCAGGTCCTAATCATAATACCATCAAAAACATCACTTGGAAGGATTTCTATACTTTTGATGTCTAATTTGT